ACGGTTTGGAAATGTAAGATACTACAAAATTGGAAGTATTTGGCATCAACAACACTACCAGATGGTATGTATTACGAATTAACATATGATGGTGATAAAAGAAGATGGTATCTTGATGCTTATAAGAAGTTTGAGAATAAATGTATTGAGGGTTAAACACTATGGAAATACAAGATGCTATTATGTTATTGGAACATCACAACAAATGGAGAAGAGGCGCAGACATACCTATGGTCAATCCAACTGTTTTAGGTGAAGCCATTGATGAGATTGTCAAAAAATATAAAAAATAGTTTGTTTTTACAGATTTTTTTTATATGTTTGCATTATGGATAAGCTAGAATGGAAAAGTATTGATGACCTTCCAATGGATGAAGAACAATATAAGAAAGTGTTGATTCTATCAGAAGGAAGGTTAAGTGGAAGCACGTCTTTATATGTGTCTACTGACTATTGGGGAGTGTTTTTTGATAATAGAGATTTTGATTTGGAAAATGTCTATAATAAAAAAATAAAGCTAGATGATGGTAGATTTTCTTATGGTAGGTTTGGGGAAAAGAAAATACCTATGGAGAAAATCAAAGGTTGGATGTTTGCGGACAATTTAATAGATTTATATAATGAAAGCAAATAAAGAGAAATTCCTAAAATTAGTTGAGGAATATAAGGCTAAGAGAGAAAAAGAAAGGCTAGGAATGCTAGAATACCCAGAGAATTTTAAACCTCAATATCCTTATGAACTATTTGGCATTGAGTGTGGTGATGGGTGGAAACCATTATATCAGCCAATATTGGATTATGCAATGGAACATAATATAGAAGTTCATCAAGTCAAAGAGAAATTTGGTGGATTGCGAATATATTTGGCTTCTTATGACAGCACTGTTAGGAAAATGATTGATGATGCGGAGGAAAAATCATATAATACTTGCGAAATATGCGGGAAACATATAGACAAGCCAATAACAGAGAATCATTGGACATATCCAATGTGCAATGAATGTTACAAAAAACGGAAAAAATAAGTGAATTAATTAATATGAATACGTGAAAATAGTTAAAGTTAATCACCCTAAAGGGCAACGACCATATATACAACTTACTGTAAGAAGAGTAGAGCCTAGTGTTTGGAAAAGCATGGGGTTTGCAAAAGAGCATTATTTAACTGCTGAACTTAACAAATCTTGTAAATGTTTGCTGTTTGAGTGGGATGGAGTTCCAGTTGGATTTGTTGGAATTCTTAACACACCGAGAAAAGGAATACCATATGGATGCTCAATTTCAAGAATAGTAATTTTGCCAGATTATCAAGGTTTAGGTCTTAGCACAATGATTTTTAATTTCTGCGGAGGTATTGTCAAATCTTTATCTGATGAAGAGCACGATTATAGACTATACATTAAAACAGCACATAAAAAATTTGGTGAGGCTTTAGGCAGAAACCCAAATGTTAGGGCAACGATGTTTGATGGTAAAGGAAGGGATAAGAAAGCAATTGAGCATGATAATCACAGATACCGAAACAGACTTCAAAGAGTCAGTTATTGTAAAGAATATATAGGGGATGAGATAGATGGTTTCCAAGATATACTTAGACCAATAGGAGAAATGAGGAAAGAAAAGGTTAGGAAGTGAATCCTAACCTTTATTTGTTTTGCTAATTTTGTTTAGTTATTTTTTCTAAGTCTTTTTCTAACTTTTTACTCCACTTGCCATATGAATTATTGTTTTTTATAAAGATAGATAATCCATCTTTTATATGATACCTTGGTCTGAATCCAAACCATTCATATAACTTATCTGTTTTTGCTAATGTCTCCTTTACATCATAAGCCTTTTCATCTTGGTAAACCACCTTATCAAAGGTTGGGTTTATAATTACCTTTAATATACCAATCAATTCATTAACTGTCGTTGATTCACCATAACCAACGTCAAACACCTCGTTCTTCCATACTTTATCACTTTCAAGAATCAACTTTATTGCCTCACATATATCATCAACATAGGTGAAATCCCTTGATTGAGTGCCATCACCATAGACATGTATTGACTCATTGGCTCTCATTGCCTTGATGAACTTGCTGATTGCAAGGTCTTCTCTTATACCCTCGCCATAGACTGTAAAGAACCTCAATCCAGTGAACTTCATATCACTAAGATTGGAATACATTGCAGCTTGCAGTTCATTAGTTGCCTTGCTGACAGCATAAGGAGATTTCTGTGTTCCGTCATCACCATATACACTTGATGAGGATGCATAGATGAAATGCTTCACATTATGCTTTATTGCTGCTTTCACCATTATGTCAAACCCAATTATGTTATTGGTAAGAACTTCTTCAGAATGTTCAATGGAATATCCAACACCAGCAATGGCTGCAAGATGAATAACAGCGTCAAAATGGCAGAACTTAAACAATGTATTTATATAGTTGGAATCAAGACAAGAATGGTTTTCCTTTAAATCGACTCCTACAATTGTATGTGCTGATAGTTTCTTTACAAGGTTTGAACCAATGAAACCCTTATGTCCAGTTATTAAAATATTCATCTTACAATCTCCCATAGTTTATCTTCAAGTTCCTTTGACCACCCTTCAACGCTGTTGCACATGAACTTGATATTTGGATTATCAACAGCCTTCTGAAAGTCATTCTTGAATATATCTTTATTCCATACTCCAAGCCTTATTGTATTATCCAATATTGGTTCTTCATGCTTAAAGTAGTTGAAATACACATCATCAAATACATAACTCTCTTCTGATAGATTATATTTCTTCCTTATCTCATCCATTTTCTTGAACTCAAAATAGCAAGGATAATGTGTGGTATAGTTGACGTGTGGTAATCCTTCTTTATCTAGCAATTGTTTTGTCTTCCACTTATCATAGTTCCAATATGATTTTGGACATTTCTCATTTCCAATGAAAGTTGTATTATGGTAATATATCCTTTTTATGTCTGACAGTTCAAATGGCTTTACAGCATATTCGTCATCAGTCATATAAATGAAACCATCATATTCTTGTGCATAGAGTCTTGCTATTGCCTTGAACTTATTCTGAATATCTAAATGTGGGTTATATTGACCTTCTTTTCTTTCTTTTGTTGGACACTCTATAAACTTAACCCAAGGAAACTCTTCTTTCAATGATTCATCAAACTCACCAATGACAACAAATTTGTAATTGAACTGGCAGAACTTTCTCCATCCTGTCAACGTTATTCTAATTTCATTTCCTTGAGCACCACTTTGTTTATATGGCAATACAACCAATACATCATTCTTTATTTGATTTAACAGTTCTTCCTTTTGTGGCAACATATCTGGATTCAACTTGAAGAAATAATCAAAATCCCTTTATCTACCCCATACATAGCCTCTTACTTTCCTTTTCCATACATATTCTTCCCAAGATTTGGTTATATAATGTCTGAGGTATAACTTATTGTATGTGGCGTTTTTGCTCTTTTGAAAATCAGTGTTGCACCAGTTACATATATCAGTTGGGCAATGGTGTGAATACAAAAACTCATTTCTGAATGCTTTAATCTTATAACAACTCCTTGTCTGATTTGGTATCTTTCCTTCCGCTTCTTTAGTGAATGATTCAACAACACCCTTGTTTAGTTTGTGTATAAGCCCATTTGCCCCATAACACTTCCAAGACATTACAAAAGCATCATAATCATTGAATTGATTTAATACATCTTCTAGTGTGCAATTATCAAGTGTAATAAACTCGTCATTGTCAATTAAGAAACACCAGTCATATACATCTGAATATTCTCTTTTAAGGTAGTTCAAACCATTTCTGAAATACATATGTTGAACACTATATTTATTCAGTTCCTTTACCAATTTTGCTTCCTTCCTTTGTGTTTCATCCAATACTGATAAAACACTATTCAATGACACTCTATCACCATACTTATCACATATTTCCTTATGTGAATTACTGTCAATATCTTCGAATATGAATATATGATTGATACCTAAGTCCAAATGATATTTTATCCATTCATCAAGGTATTCATGTTCGTTTTTAATTACTGTTATTATACAACTGTTCATAGTTTATATTGTTTTAAAAAAGGCGTACCTTGGTTGGTACACCTTGTTAAGAGATTATTGTATTATTGTTCTACTTTTGTCCATCCATACAAGCCTAAGTAATAGTTAGCATTCTGCATCCACACATCATAGCCACTACTACCACTTGGTACTGTTAATGTACCATTAGTATGAACATTTCGGAATGTATTACTTGATATTGTAGGTGCTGTAGCTGCATTAGACACTATACTTGTAAGACTACTACAATTATAGAAAGCACCGCCACCAATACTTGTAACACTATCAGGAATTGTCATACTTGTAAGATTATAACAATATTGGAAAGCACTTTCACCAATACTTGTAACACTATTTGGAATCTCTATACTCTCAAGACTACTACAATTATTGAAAGCACCCCTACCAATACTTGTAACACCATTACCTATCGTACAACTTGTAAGGGTAGAACAATCAAAAAAAGCATAATTGCCAATACTTGTAACACTATTTGGTATATCTATACTTGTAAGACTACTACAATTATAGAAAGCACCGCCACCAATACTTGTAACACTATCAGGAATTGTCATACTTGTAAGATTATGACAATATTGGAAAGCACTTTCACCAATACTTGTAACACTATTTGGTATATCTATACTTGCAAGGTCACTACAGCCATAGAAAGCAGTATTACCAATACTTGTAACACCACTACCTATTGTTACACTTGTAAGACTACTACAATTATAGAAAGTATCATTTCCAATACTTGTAACACTATCAGGTATATCTATACTTGTAAGACTACTACAAGCATTGAAAGTATCATTTCCAATACTTGTAACACTATCTGGAATGTCTATACTTGTAAGACTACTACAATTATAGAAAGCACTATTACCAATACTTGTAACACTATCTGGAATGTCTATACTTGTAAGACTACTACAGCCACGGAAAGCATTTTCACCAATACTTGTAACACTATCAGGGATGTCTATACTTGTAAGACCAGTACATTCATTGAAAGCATAATCACCAATACTTGTTGGGTCTGACAATGTATACTTAACAGTATGTTCTCCTGTTGTACTAAAAGTATATTCATTAACAACTTCTGATTGTTCAACACCATCTATTTCCATAGCTGAGAATGGTGGCTCACCGCCACTACCACTTCCAGAGCCGCTTCCAGAACCACGAAATAACTTTATTGTGCTGCCTTCACTCTCTACATAATACTTTGCCACAACCTTTGTTTCGGTTGGTGTTGGTGGTACAGGTGTACTTGGATTGTAATGTACTGTATTATTGTCAACGGTCAATGATACATTAGGTAGGATAAAGTTTTCAGTATCTGCTGTATAAGCATTATACTGATTCATTGTTTCAAAATTCTTTAGATATATCATAATATTATATATTTTCTATATAAATATTTTTTTGTTTGTGTTTTTAACATTTTTTATATATATTTGCATAAAATAAACAATATATGGAGAATTTTAAAGTTATCATAGCTGGTTCAAGAGGGTTTTCAAATTATAAGCTTCTAAAAGAAAAGTGTAATGAATACCTTCGTGAAAAGAGAAAAGATTACAATATCATAATAATTAGTGGTGGAGCACGTGGTGCTGATACACTTGGCGAGAAATACTCTAGGGATGAAGGATTTACGTTAGAGATATATCCAGCGAATTGGAATAAGTTCGGCAAATCTGCTGGCTTTAGACGTAACGAGAAGATGGCTGAAGTCGCTGATGCGTTAATCGCTTTTTGGGATGGGAAATCTCACGGAACTAAACATATGATTGAAATTATGGAAAATAAAAATTTATTGGTAAAAATTGTGAATTATGAAACAAGTGACAAGACATAAGAGTACTGACTACACATATACTCTTTTGTTAGATAGCAACAATCTTCTGAAAATATCTTTAGTTGATAAAACAATGAATAATAATGGGGAAGAGTATGGTGCGGTCATGTCCTTTCTAAGGATGTTGGGTAATGTATTGAGTAAAAAGGATTTTAATTACTGTATTGCGTGTTGGGATGGCATTGGCTCTGGTGTTTTAAGGTGGAAATTCTATGAGGACTATAAGGCAAATAGAGGTAAGAATTATGAATTACATGACCCTAATATGAGCGATTACGACAAAAAATTGATTGCGTTCCAACAAAAAGTGTTATCATATTCTAGGAGAATGAAGAATAATGATGAAGAAAAAGACGATGAGATTTTTGAGAGGGAAAAGGGTATAATCAATGCGATTCTTGAGGAACTTTGTATAAGGCAGTATGAATTTGAGAACGTTGAGGGTGATGACATTATAGCCTATTATGTAAAGAATAAGAAACCGAATGAAAAAGTTGTCATAGTATCATCTGATAAAGACTTAACACAACTTATCTCAGATACTGTTATCGTGTATAATCCTAGATTAAAAGACTTCGTTACAAAAGATAATTCTGTTGAAAAGATTGGTATAACGCATGAGAATGTTGTGCTTGAAAAGATACTATGTGGGGATTCATCGGATAACATCAAGGGTGTGAAGGGAATGGGCGAAACTACGTTGATGAAGCTGTTCCCTCAGATTAAAAACGAGAAAACCGATTTAAAGGCGATTATAGAGCGTTCAAAGGAGTTGCTTGAAGAGAGGAAGGCAAACAAGAAAAAGCCCCTCAAATCGCTTGAAAACATCGTTAATGGTGTTACTGATGGGTGTCAAGGAGATAAATTATATGAGATTAATGAAAAAATCATAGATTTATCCCAACCATTGCTGACTGATGAAGCAAAGGAATCTTTAGATAATGAATTATATGCTGTGATGGATACTAATAATAGAAGTATAAAGAATGTATATGAGATAATACGTGCATATAATTTAACAGAATTAGAGGATGAGAATAAATTCAGCAATTTGTTTGCGCCATTTGGGCGAATTATAATGATGGAAAATCGCAGGTATGGAAAGTATAAAGAGAGTAATAGAGAAAAGAAAAAGTAATCTCAATAGTCTTAATGAAGAAGAGATTAGTATTTATAGAACACATGAAATGCTTTTAGAATATAGGAAAAATGATTTTAAAAATTATGTGAGGCTTAAAACACTTATATATTATTTTCCGACTACAGCAAAACTTGATAATAGTATTTTAGAAAATGTGTTAAAAAATTACCAAGAATATGTAATAGACGAGTATGAAACAGACGATATTAAGTATAACAATTTTTTGGATAATTTTTTTAGGGAGAAATATAAAAAAGAACCAAATATAGATGATGAGTATTTATCCGTTGAGGATTTTTTTAATTTTTTTAAGATTTAATTTGTTTTTTAACATTTTTTTTAATATCTTTGCATTGTAATTGAGATTTTAACAATATATGTTTAACTTTTAACAATTTTATTTATGGAAAATAAAGAAAAAGATTACAAAGAAGAGAGGTTTGAGTTTACTGTTTATGTAAATGATAACATTATCTGTAAAAGAAACTTTAGAATTTACAATTTCATTGAAAACAGTATGAACACGTTGGAATTCAAGGAAAAAATTGACGAAATTGTAGGAATTATTGATGATGATTTGAAATCAAAAAGCCGTGTTTATACGTGGTATTACTACAATCCGCAGTTCCCTGAAGACAATGAAGAGTTTATTTCTCCGTTGATTGAACCTTGGGCTTGTACCTTTAAACTTGTAATCTCTGATAACAAGCGTGATGTAATCACAAAGATTTGGGATGGATATGCATATCCTAAGTATATCCGTGAGAAGGTTGACCTCAGTAATAAGAATGTCAAGGTGGCTACTAAAGATGGTCAAACATTTGTATATGACAAAGAATCGTTTTTTAAGACAAATGAGGGCAGATTATCATTTGAGCATGAAGTACTGAAGGGGATGATTATTGACAAACAAGATGTCTTATTGCAAATTACGAAGAAAATATGCGAAATTTGTTCTCCTAGTAAAGATGAGATAAAGGAAATTAATCCGAAAGGATATTTTGACCCAAGAGATAATAATAAGTATCTCAGCAAGTACACAGTCATTGATGCATATGGTAATGACAAGAAAACTGAGGAGGTAAACGGTCAAAAAACAAAACCAATAAAATATTCTTATAGTCTTTACCTTGCCAACAAAAAGGTGGAAAGGGATTGGGAACGTGCTGTCCAGAAGAAGACTAATAAGTATTTTAAAGACATGTATTAATAAAATAATTGAAAAAAAGTGGGTTTTTAATGGCTCAGAAAAGAAACGATTTAGGTTATTTAGGTGAAGCATTCCAATATCGGCTTACTCACGAGTTTATGGAAAACCACACTTTTTTTGAGGATTTGAGTAGTATAATAGACCAGAATATGTTTACTGACCCAAACCTCAAAACACTTGTAGGAGTTATGAAAAACTATTATGAGAGGGAAGGTCATGTTCCCTCTTATGATATGATGGAAGTTGAATTGCGAGATATTTCACACTCAGAGAAAGAGACTGAAACATATCTCGCAATTCTTGAAAAGGTTCGTTCTTGTGCAAGTGATGGTGTGGACAGAATCAGAGAGTTGGCTGAAAAATTTTTCAAACAGCAAAATATAATTAAAACGGCAAACGAAATCCTTAAAATTGCTGGCAATGGCGACACCACAAAATATGAGGCTTGTGTTGATTTGCTTAATGATGCGATGACAAAAGGAGTTCATAATGATTTTGGAGAAGGGTTGTTTGACCATATAAATGAAACTCTTTCCGATGATTATAGAACACCAATACCGACTGGAATTGGCAAAATTGATGAGGCACTTGAAGGAGGTCTTGGAAAAGGAGAATTAGGTGTAATTATTGGACCTACATCTTTTGGAAAAACATCGTTAACAACTGCAATGGCTTCACATGCTGCATGTAATGGGTTTAAGGTATTGCAAATAGTATTCGAGGACAGAATAAAGCAAATTCAAAGAAAACACCTTGGACGTATTACAGGCATAGAAGCAAAAGACCTTTCAAAACCAGATGTAATTGAATTGGTAAGACAAACTATTGATGCTTTTCCTCAGAAAGAACAGTTGGAAAAAAACTTGAGAATTGTGAAATTCCCAAGTGGAGAGAAAACAGCAAAGCAGATTGAAAGGTTTATTAAGAAACTTATCAACAGTGGGTTTAAACCAGATTTAACCATTATTGACTATTTTGAATGCTTGGAACACGAAGCAGATAGGTCATCTACCAATGAGTTTTCACAAGAAGGTAAAACGATGCGTAGGTTTGAAGCTATGGCTGGAGAACTAGATATGGCAATTTGGATACCTTCTCAAGGAACTAAAGACTCAATAAATCTAGAACTTGTTACAATGGACAAAATTGGCGGTTCTGTGAAGAAAGCACAAATAGCCCATGTAATAATGTCAATTGCTAGAACTGTTGATGATATTGCAAATAACAAGGCAACTATTGCGATACTGAAAAATAGAGCAGGTAAAAGCGGAAAAGTCTTTAACAACGTTGAATTCAACAATGGAACATGCCGTATTAGTACTGATAATGTGGATGAGTTAGATAGTTTATTTGAGCTTAAAAAGAAGCAGCAAGATGCGCAACTAAATACTCAGAAAGAGATATTTAATATCATAAAAAAGGAAAAAAATTTAAGCTAAAATTATTTTTCAAACAAAGACATTTGGTTATCAGACGATTATGATTTTGATAGCCAAATTTTTTATTTTTTTAGCAAATTTTATTTTTTTCTGATATATTTATTCTTACATCAGATGCTAAAAAAGAAAAGGTTAACCGATTGAATATGAAAATAATGAAATTAAAAAAGTTTTGCTTTAAATGGAAGTAAGAAAAAGCGACAGTTCCTTTGAGGAATACCAGCCTTTGAAGGTAAAACATGGAATATGCGAAGCATATACATCAGTAAATGAAGTTTGCCCTGATGGACTTATAGAATCACTTATCAAGAATTTGTTTATATACGATAATATTTCTTCCAAAGAAATTAGAAGACAAGTTGAAGAGGCTCTAATGTCAGTAAATAAGAAGGTGGCAAGAGCATATATCAAAAAATATGAAGAAAAAGAAGGAAAGGATAAAACGTTAAAAACGGATAATGATTTTATTAGGGATTATATCAATGCTTCCAATGCTTCTACTGGTTCAAAATACGATTCAAATGCGAATGTTGAAAACAAAAATGTTGTTACTTTAGGTCAAGAGTTGCATAAAGGCAAAAATATTCAGCAAAACAGATACATTATGCATAATAAAATTAAAGCATTGTATTCAAAAAAACTTGCTGACCAATATATAAAAGACCTTGAAACACACGTTCTATATAAACACGATGAAAGCGGAACACCAGGATACCCATATTGCGTTGCAATAACTATGTATCCGTTCTTAATAGATGGTTTAAAAAATCTTGGCGGTCAATCAAAAGCTCCAACAGACCTCAAATCATACTGTGGAGAGTTCATTAACTTAGTTTATTCTGTGTCATCACAATTCATGGGGGCGGTGGCAACACCAGAGTTCCTTATGTACATGGATTATTTTATTAGAAAGGACTATGGAGAAGACTACCTCAATATACTTGATAAACAAGTTGAACTTAATAGAAAGGGTAGAACACTCGAACAAGTAATTGAAAACTGTTTTCAACAAGTGGTTCATTCGATGAACATGCCTGCAGGTAATAGAGGCTATCAAACAGTCTTTTGGAACGTTGGATATTTTGATAAGAATTATTTTGATGGCGTTTTTGGCGATTTTAAATTTCCAGACGGAAGTGCGCCAAAATGGGAAACTTTATCATGGCTGCAAAAGAAATTTATGAAATGGTTCAACGAAGAAAGAACTAAATACATATTAACTTTCCCAGTTGAAACAATGGCAATGCTTACAGATGGACATGATATTGTTGATAAAGAATATGCAGATTTTACCGCTGAAATGTGGGCTGAAGGGCATTCATTCTTCTGTTATTTGAGCGATTCACCAGATTCGTTAAGTTCTTGTTGTAGACTTAGGAATTCTCTTAAGGATGGTGAGAATGACGATGAACATAACCATACGACACACCAATTCTCGATGGGTACTGCTTCTGTTGCTACAGGTTCTAAATCAGTAATGACAATTAACCTTAACAGAGTAATCCAAAACGCAACTAGAAAATACTTTGAAGAGGTAGAGGGTATTAAACTAGAAAAAGGTGTTCAAGTAGATATAAAGAAAGTAAAAGATAAAAAATTACTCTATAAATATATTTCCACTGGTATCACCGAAATGACAGAGAGGGTTCATAAATACCAGAGAGCTTTCAATGAAATTGTGAAAGATTTCCTAAATGCTAATATGCTAGATGTTTATAGGGCTGGATTCATCAATATGCGTAAACAATATCTTACAATCGGTGTAAATGGATTGACAGATGCAGCAGAGTTTTTATCTATTGATGCTAATCTGAATAAGGATTATGAGGAATTTGTAAACAATATTCTTGAAACTATTAATATTTCAAATAGAAAAGACAAGACAAGAGACTGCATGTACAACACTGAATTTGTGCCTGGTGAGAATCTGTCAAATAAAAACTATAATTGGGATAAAAAAGACGGTTATTATGTATCACCAAAACATATAATGTATAGCAGTTATTTCTTTAATCCAGAAGACACGGAGTTATCGCTTCTTGATAAAATGAAACTTCATGGAAATAATTTTGTTAAGTATCTTGACGGGGGCCAAGCAGCGCATTTGAACATCAATGAGCATCTTTCATTTGACCAGTATAGGCAGTTACTAAGGGTTGCATCAGAATATGGATGTAGTTATTTCACATTCAACTGTAAGAATACTGTGTGCAACGACTGCGGATATATTAGCAAAGATACACTAGATGTTTGTCCTAAATGTGGAAGCCACAATATAGACTATTTGACTAGAATAATTGGCTATTTGAAACGTGTTAGTTCATTTAACGAGGCAAGACAAGTGGAAGAACATATGAGAAGCTATAGGCAATAACATATTGGGTACTACAGAGTACCCAATTTTTTACGAAATAAATTGATATGATTGAAATATATAGAAAAGAAGGCTGGAAGCTCAACCCTAATGATAGGGTTGTGAATGCGATTCTCAGAAGATGCGAAAAGTGCGATGGGTTATGCCCTTGTACACACGATTCTGAGGATTATGAAGGTAAGGATTTACATTGTCCATGTACTGATTACAAAATAAAAGATGTATGTGAATGTGGATTATATGTATTAGATGAAACAAAAATGCCAAAAATAAAAATATAAGATTTATGGTAAAATATTATAATGCAATGGTGGTATTTGAGGAAATACCAGATGAGATTACTTTAGCAATCAATATCACGAATTGCCCTTGTCATTGTAAGGGATGTCATTCAGAATTTTTATGGGAAGATAAAGGAATTTCACTAACGTCAGAAGAGTTAGATTTGTTAATAGACAAGAACGATGGTATAACCACCGTGTGTTTTATGGGGGGTGACGCAGAGCCTGAAGTAATAAATGTTTTAGCAGAATATGTGCATAAAATTAAACACCTTAAAGTAGGGTGGTATAGCGGAAGAGATTCATATTACAAGAACATTAATTTTAACTATTTCGATTACATTAAGTTAGGGCATTACGATGAGGATTTAGGTGGACTGAATAAAGAGACAACAAATCAACGTTTATACAAACTTACCCACACAAAATTGGACGATGGGGTAAAAAAGATTGACTTTGAAGATATAACTAGTAAGTTTTGGAAATAAATTGTTAAAATAGGTTAAAATTGGGTTGATAATTTTGTCAGCCCAATTTTTTTTAGTATCTTTGCAAAAAAATTAGAACAGTATATTTGCATTTACCTAGATATTTATATAGGAATTAAGATGATTGATAAATGAAAAAAATACATATCAACGAGGAAAAATATTTAATGATACTTAAGGAATCAGTGACTAAACCAATGAATGTCTTAATTGCTTGTGAAGAGAGTCAAGCTGTTTGCCTTGAGTTTAGAAAACTTGGACATAATGCTTATAGCTGTGATTTACAAGATTGTAGTGGAGGACATCCAGAATGGCATTTTAAGGGCGATATGTTTAAAATCCTTGATAATCACGGTGGAATAACGCAAGGAGGAAATAAAGTAGTTGTAGACAAGTGGAATCTACTTATAGCGCATCCACCTTGCACATATCTTGCTGTCTCAGGTGCTCGTTGGCTATATAACAAAGATGGTTCAGTAAATGCAGAAAGAATGAAAAATCTTGAAGATGGTGCTGCGTTCTTTATGAAAGTTGCAAATGCTGACGTTGATAAGGTTGCAATTGAGAATCCAGTTGGTGTGATGAATAGAAGGTTCAGAAAACCAGACCAAATGATACAACCTTGGCAATTTGGAGATATGGCAAAGAAACTTACTTGTCTTTGGCTTAAAAACCTACCTCCATTAGTTCCTCAAGTGGATGTAGAACCAAGCGGATTGGATGTGAGCTTAAATAATGGGAAATATAAGTATTCCGAATGGATGTATAAGGCTTTACAGCAAGCAGCAGAGGAAACTAGCCAATGGGTAATAGATAATGGTATAGACATATCAACAAAAGAAGGAAAATTGGCTAAGAAAAAGTATTATGATGAGGCTAGACGCAGATTAAGGTCGAAGACATTTCAAGGAATCGCAAAGGCAATGGCGCAAACTTGGGGATAAATTGTTAGGTAAAAAAATATAAGAAAAAGTGTAAAGAATTTGTTTCTTTACATTTTTTTTTATATATTTGCAAAAAAATATTAAATATGGTTAATATAAATGATATTTGGAATTTAAAACGAAAAAACGAAATTACTTTTGTTGATTTGTTTTGCGGTGCTGGTGGCGTGTCAAAAGGATATGAAATGGCTAGTTTAAAACCAGTTGCAGCAGTTGATTTTTTTGAATCTGCTTGTGAAACTCATAGAAGAAATATTGATTGTGAAGTTATAGATGGTGACATAACACTTGGTGAAACAAAAGAAAGGCTGTACGAAGTTGTTAAAAACAAATTAAATGGAAACGAACTCGATATACTTCATGCGTCACCTCCTTGTCAAGGCTTTTCAATGGCTGGCAGAAGGATGATTGATGACCCAAGAAATATTTTGTATAAAGAGGCAGTTGATATAATATCTAAACTTAAACCAAAATGGATTACGATGGAAAATGTTCCAGGTATGGTATCAATGTCAAATGGTGATATTGTTAAGCAAATTTGCGAAGATTTGGAAAATATAGGATATTGTGTTAAATGGAAAGTTTTAAACGCTGCCGACTATTTAACACCTCAAACTAGGCAAAGATGGATTTTGATTGGCAATAGGGTTGGGAAGGAAATAGAATTTCCAGAGCCATTAACGGACAAAGAGCATTATGTTACAGTTGGGCAAGCAATAGGAGATTTAATGGACTTGGAAGAAAATAAAGAATTCAATCACGTGTTTACTAGACATAGTGATGAAATGAAAGAAAGACTTTTAGCTGTTGAAGAAGGTAAATCGTTGTATGAAAAATATCCAGAATCGTGGAGGAAAAGTCCTTGGGATGAACCTAGTTGTACAATAAAAGAAAATCATGGGGCAGTTAATATACACCCAAAATTGCCTAGGGTCATTACTCCAAGGGAAATGGCAAGGCTGCAAAGTTTTCCAGATGATTTTATATTTTGTGGCTCAAAAAAAGACCAATTGGTGCAAATTGGTAATGCAGTTCCTTGCAATTTAGCTAAGGCCATAGGATTGGCTATTGTAAAATGCGGCTACAATGAGTAGTGATTCAAAAACTGAAAAACTTTTAAATGCATTTAAGACAAATTGTGGTAAATGGGTTTGCTCAACTCATAACTCTGAAAGCGGTCAACCAGCTGCGATATTTAGAGAAATTAAAAAACAAGGATATGTTTTTGAAGAAGTTGCATCAAATAGGTGGGGAAAAAAGGTATATTGCCCAATATGCGGTAGAGAGACCACTCATTATAAGTTACTTGAAATTGAGCCTAAATTAGAAACGCACCAAAGAAACAAAATAAGTAGCAGAGTTAGAAAAAAAATTCTATCAGTTTATAAGAATAAAGATGCTTTTACTAATGCGACAATAACGTCTACACCAGAAATAGACCATAAAACGCCTTGGACTAGATTAGATTCTGATATAGATACATCTAACATTAGTGAGGAAGATATACGAAATAGTTTTCAATTGTTGACAAGAGAACACAACCTATTAAAGGATAGAGTTTGTACAAAATGTAAAAATGAGGGTATTAGAGAAGGTCTTTTTGGCATAAACTTTTGGTATAGTGGTGACAGCAAGTATAATGGTACGTGTGAAGGATGCGGTTGGTATGATGGAAACAAATGGAGGAATGCATTAAATACTAAGTTAAAATATGTTAATTAATTTGGATATAATATTAATTTTGTATATGTTTGCATAAAAAAAGCATGAAAGAGTTCACAATTAATAATGCTATTTACAAAACAAATGGCAAAAATGACGAGTGTTACACTCCTAGGTATGTTGTTGAATGTATAATTCCATTTATACCAAAATCATCTGTAATATGGTGTCCTTTTGATACAAAGGAGAGTTTTTTTGTTAAAGTGCTAAAAGAGAATGGCTTTAAAGTTATTTATTCTCATATTTCTATGGGTCAAGATTTTTATAATTATGAACCTAAAGAACATTGGGATGTTATGATTTCAAATCCCCCTTTTACCAACAAAAAACAAATTTTCGAAAGGGCTTTTCAGTTAGGAAAACCTTTTATGTTGCTGATGACAGCGCAGTGGTTTAATGATGCTGCGCCTATAGATTTGTATATGAAATATAATCCTACTGGTATGCAAACTATACAATTTAGAAATCGTATAAAATATATCGGATGTGATAATAAAATACCGTTTAAATCAATATTTTTTTGTAATAATATAAATACGTTTGTTGGAAATTTATTAATTAATAGATAAAAAAATGAAAAAGTTAACAATTTACCCATCACCTAACATATATACAGCACTCAGAGGTGCTGGATATAATAGTAGTTATGCTGCAATTATGGAATGCATTGACAATGCAATGGAAAATGAGGTTGGAGCAACAAAAATTTCTGTCACTGTTGACTATGATGAAAATACTAATAAAATTACTAGAATATACATAGCTGACAATGGAGAGTCTATGGATGAAGATGCTGCAAATAGGTTTTTTTCACTTGGAAATAGTAAAAAAAGCCATTCTTCGTTTGGTAAATATGGTATGGGAGGTAAAACTGGATGTCTAAGCATTGGTTCAAGGCTAGAGGTGTTTACAAAAATTAAAAACGGAAACATAGAGAAGAGGGTTTTAGATATTGATGAAATAGAAAAAAATAATGAGTTCATAATTCCGTTTTATAGTGAAAAAATAGAAGGTGATATAAATAAAAACGAAATTCATACATTTTATGAAAAAGTTGGAGGCAATCATGGCACTCTAATCATTATAGAAAATATTGATAAGTTAGACACTCATCAGTTAAGTTATATCAACATAAAAAACAAATATTACACTCCATTAAAGTCTTTCGACCAAAAGTTAATTTCCGAGATTGCAGAAACACATTCAAAAAATATTGCTAATGGGCATAAAAAAATATTTGTTTGTGGGCAAGAGGTGAAGCCAATTAACTATTTTGGCGGAAAAAGCAATGGCAAAGAGTTTACCGCTTATTGCGTTGGGGCATTAGAAACAGATATAGATGAGTGTAACGTTAGGTGCGAAGTTTATGATTGCGCTGTTGGTAATGGGATAAATACTGATGACTACGATTTAACTGCAAATGCATTGAATTCAGGCGCACTTGTTTTTAGGAATGGTCGTTTGGTTGGTAAAGGGCTAAATTTTGATTTCATTTCTATTGACAAAGGTGATGGGCATGCAACCAATGTACGATATAGTATAGAAGTTTCTGGCAAAGCAGATAAGCTTGTTAACTCTTCTTTTATTAAGTCTATTAATAGTGGTGATGCATTTGATGAAAGACTTAAGCTTTTTTTGCAGAACGAAGTGAATCAGTTGATAAAAAAAGCAAAAAAGCTTAAAAAAGAGAGGTCTGACATCAATAAAGATAAAAAACTAGAAGAAGATAGCAAAAACATAACAAAATCGGTAAAAAATCTTTTAAAGAAAAATCCTTTGAAAGTTAAAACTAATGTATCAAAAAATAATAAAAAATGTAATGAAACACAAAAAAACGGCACAAATGAAAATAACAAAACACCGTTTAACTGTAGAACTGATTCATCACACAATAAAATAGATAATAGTAATTGGCTTCATGGGATAAAATTAAGTAATGATTATTTGAAAGATGATGACATCTTTTATTTTCAGATAAATCCTCAAAATGGAAAATATGAACTCATTTTAAATGTGAACCATCCGTTTTATGAACAATTTATTTCTAAATTGGATAATGAACAAACGAGTATGTTTTTACTATTTGAAATGGTTCAACGTTTATCTATATTGAATAATGATAAAATTTCTTCGGATGAAAAAACTGTATTACTTGAGATACAAAATCGTATAGACGAATATAGAATAGATATGCAAAATGATGTTTTTAATAGGCATAAAAGTATAAATAAAAATATTGTTGAGTCTATTTCAAAGTCTAAAAAATGCATTGGAGTTGGGCTAAATAGTGATGATTTTGGTATCACTAATGAAAGTGAATTAGTAATGGCAGAATCTGCTGTATAAAACCTTGGTTTAAATACTAAGGTTTTTTCTTTTTGTTAATATTTATAGTAAATAAATAAATTACTATGGTATTAACAGAAGATGTAAAGGCACTGTTTAGGACAGTCAGAACTATGCTTGGCGCTCCAATTCGTATTGTACAGCTTGAGGATGAGCAGCTATGCGACCTATTGGACGTTGCCATCGGTGACTATGCTGAGAAGGTTCAAAACTGGGTTATCGAGACACAGTGGCTTAATATACAAAATAAGAGCACAATCCAATTTCAAAATGCAAGTGAATTGGCTTATGCCATGACTATACGTACAATGGACTGGTCTCGTGACTATTCCTATTGGTTTTCTCGTGAAGTTGGATTACAACAGAGAGGTCATTATGAGTTAAAGAAAGACTTTTTCCAAGTTGAAAGAGGAAAACAAGTTTATGTAATTCCAGCAGGCAGAGAGATTAATCGTGTTATGTACGTCACTCCTTCTACGACCAAAGCAGCTTTATATGGCAATCTAGGAACATTGGACACTGGTATTGGCGGCGGCTATGGTCAATATGGGAATATGTCTAATGGTATGGGAATCACTGGTTTTTATGTTGGTTCTGCATATGATACTGCCCTTATGTCTGCTGACCTTAAATATAAAAACTCATTATTAAGAGGTGACTTAGCATATCAAGTCACAGCTGGTCCAGAAGGAACTCATCTTGTGCATTTGCTTTCTGTTCCAGGTTCTCCAAATATGGTTGGCGGCATTGCTGCTGATGATACTTGGGGATGGAATAAGTATGCTAGTTGCTATGTATGGTATACGTATTATGACGTTTCTGGTGGCTCTGAAGATGATGTTGAACAATGTAGATTGGAAAATAAAGATGATATAATCATTACACCAGACCAAGTTCCATTAGACAAGATGAGATATGAATTAATGAATAATCCATCGCAACAAATAATAAGGCGTTTATTGGTTGCAGAGGCTAAAATTTTACTTGGTATCATAAGGGGTACATATAGTGGTGCTGTTAAGATACCTGAAGCTGAAATGCAGATGGATTATAATATGCTTCTTGAGCAAGGTAAGTCTGAAAAAGAGACAGTTTTAAATGAATTAAAAGAGCGTTTAGATAGAATGACCCCTTGGAATCTTATGGAAAAACAAGCTACGATGAACGACCAATTGATTAAGGTTTTGAAAAATAAGCCGTTAGGATTTTACGTTAGGTAAAGATAAAAAAATTAAGGCTGAGATATTCTTCTCAGCCTTTCTTGTTGTTTGTTTTTCTTTGTTTATCAATTTTTGTGGATAAATTTGCTAGGAATTTTTGATTTTTTGGTGAATTATATGAAGCATATTCTTCTTCAGTAATCCATCCGTTTTCATATAATTTTTCAATGACATTTTCGATTTCATCTTTTTTGAAAAGATTTTTAAAACCGTTTGCTGCAACCAATCCATGATATTTTACATATATTGTATAAGGTTTTCCAGTTTCATTTTTAGCAAAGCATACACCGCATTGCTCACAATGTGTTTCGCCTCTACTACAAGGGCATTTATAGAAATATTTCCCATTAACCATACCTAATACTGGTTGCCTATCTTTGACAGTATCTCCACCTTCTAGGCTGTTATAAAATTTATCACCTACAGCTTTAAACATTCTTGGTTCAGCCTTACCTAAGTTAATCCCTTCGTGTGAAGGGTTTATTGCCATTTTATCAGTAACTTGTGAAAAATCTAGATTTCTTGCTGTATATGCATGTGTGTTTATGCCGTATTTTTTTTTGATTTTATCAGCAAATTTAGCCCAAAGGTTTACAGCAAGTTGGCATTGGAAATCACCAGTTTCGTTTATTCTTACATCTGTTATTTTATTTTCAGATTGTTGTACTCTCAAAAAATTTTTTTCTTCATCTGTTAAATCTCTACCTAGTCTATTTGTCATTTTTGCGTATTCTTTTCTATATAAGTTTTCAGAATATGCATTACCTAGCTGTATATAGGTTTCTATTAGCCTAAAATAGTCTTTCATCGGTTTTTTATTACCATGTTGGTATTGTTGTAGCATTTGTGTATGCATAAGGTCAGTTTTCCACCTATTGGTAAGAACGCTAGATTTGCCTTTTGAAGAATATTGATTTTCAGCTCTTTGCGCATAGCAAGCACCGTTTGTAATTGTACATATTCCAAGATAGTATGAAGGGCACATTAATGAAGATGACATGTTAATTATAAGGACGCTAGATGGCAGTTTATCATTGCCAGCATTACAGATGTTCCTAGGAACATTCATGAATTCTTTACCCATTGATTTAGCCTTTTCTAATGTAATGTCATAGATTTTTTCACTGAGTTTCCCAAATACTTCATCTTGTAGAATTTTCTGTTTTCTATCAATTGCAGCCCAAATAGCTTTAAGATTGTCTTCAGTGGCTGTTTTCCTATTATATGCAACGTTTTCAGCTTCGTTTATTATAAGATTTTTGTATTGTTCGTTTGTTATGCTTACTTTCATATTTACATACTTTATTTATAATAAATATAAGTTTTTTTAATTAAAAAAAGTTAAATTTGAATTAAATTATTTTGCCACCTCAATTTTTTTTCGTATATTTGCATCCACAAACAAAACAGTTTAAAAAATATGAAGAAAATTTTAGTATTTATGGCTGCAATGATGTGTTCGACATCATATGCAGATGTGATTTGCAAAAGCGATGTATCGTCAGATTCGCTTATCTCACATGACCTTGAGGAAGTTAACGTAACATCTTTTTATCGTGCTTCTGCTCCAACTTTGGGGTCTGTAATTAATTCAGAAACGATTAATAAGATTAACTATGGGCAAGAGCCTTCTTGGGTTTTCTCTAAGATGCCATCAATTTTTGCGTTTAGTGACAACGGAACTGATTTTGGCTATGGTTATTTCCGTATTCGTGGTCTTGACCAAACTAGGATTAATGTAACACTTGACGGTATGCCTTGGAATGAAGCCGAGGACTTTGGGTGTTATTTTGCAAATAGCCCAGATATTATGGGTGATGCAAGTTCAATTAGTGTCGGTAGAGGAACTAGTACGTATAATCCAGGAACTGCTAGCTATGGCGGTAGTGTCAACATTGAGTCTGTCAATCTAAAGACTGATACAGTTTCTTATGCCGAGTTCGGAGGGGGTAGTTTTGCGTCATTCAAAACATCTGTTAACATCAATACTGGACTTATTGGTAAATGGGCATTGCATGTACGTGCAACTCAGTCTGAAACTGATGGTTATAGCGACCATAGTTTTAATAGGTCAAAGTCACTTGGTTTAAAACTTGGCTATTTTATTAACGATAAGAGTTCAATTGATTTCCTCTCTATTACTGGATTCCATCGTAATGGGCAAGGCTATATCGGCTCAACGTTAGAGGAACTTTCTGCTAATAGAAAAAATAATGGATGTAGTAAGGATGAAGACGATAATTTCTTCCAAACTGTAAATAAACTCCAATATAACAGTTGGTTTGGCAACAAGGTTTTGTTCACATCATCTATCTATTGGAATATGCTATTAGGAGAGTATCGTTTTGACCTCGACAATTATATGCTGAAGATGGAAGAGGTGGATTTAGGTAGTGGTATGCTATACAACTATGGTCTCAAACAGCATATGTATGGAGGTAATGCAGCTGCTCGATTCTATATCAATAATGGTTCTATTACTGTTGGAACTAATATCTATAAGTTTGAGCGTGAGCATTATCTTGATGATAGGAACATTGATAAGGCTAAGAACATAACACCTAGCGACTATTACGATAATAGAGGGCATAAAATGGATGTTGAGGCTTTTGTCAATGCCAAGAAGTCATTCGGAAAAGTTACCGCATCAGTAAATGCCCAATATCGTTACGTTAATTTTTGGTATCGTGATTTAATGGATTCTTCTGTTAAGTTTGATGAAAATACGAAATGGAATTTCTTCAATTTTGGGGCTGATTTGCAGTATAATTTCAACAAGCATAGTGAACTTTATTTGAAGTATGCTCGTGCTCATCGTGAGCCTACACGAACAGATATGTTCGGTGGAAATGAGTGGTATCCTGGAAGTCTCACAACAACAGAGGCTGAAATTTCAAACGACATTGAACTTGGGTGGAATTTTGCAACGAAGAGACTTAACATCAATGCGAATTTATTTGCAATGCTGTTTGAGAATGAACGTGCATTGACTGGAACTCTTGGGTTGAATGGACTTCCAGAGCATGAAAAGGCTGATAACAGCCACCGTATTGGGTTTGAGTTTTATGCAGATTATGAACCGTTTAATGGGTGGCATCTGATTAACAACTCTTCATTCTCCAATAATAAGGTGAAGACTGATACATATGGAACTAAGAGCCATGTCCTTACCCCAACATGTACATTGGTACAAGATGTTGAGTATCGTGATAAGAAATTCTCTGTAGGAGTAGAGTACAAGTACCGTAGCCGTATGTATATTGATGCTGCCAACGATTATACAGTGCCAACTTTTTGGCAGTTTAATATTTATGGCACATATAAGATTGGCAAGTGCTTACTTAGTGCTCACATAAACAATATAACAAATCGTGACAATTTGCAGAATGGTGTATTAACTAACACTAGTAAAGCAAGATATATGGTAGATGCTCCTACTAGTTTATTTGTGCAAGCTAAATATTATTTTTAAGCAGATTTAATATTTAAATATTTTTAACGTGGGATATTTTGCTATCTCACGTTTTTTTCGTACCTTTGCATCAACAAAATCAATTAATATGTGTAATAAAACAATTGAAGAATATTGGCAAAAAGTCAAGAAGGATTTTAAGTTTGGTGAACAGTATATTGACATTGAGACTAATCAGTATATCGTAATATGCCCATTTGTGCCAGAAGTTGTTATGCGTCTAAATTATGCTATGCGTCAAAATGGGTCTCATTTTAAGTTTAGTCATTGTTTGTGTTATTCATTTTGTGCATTTGAAATGTGGTATAAAACACTTTATAAGGATGGCAGAGTTAAGGCTTTTTTCATTCGTAAAGATATTAACCTCGATATAGACTATCACCATCAACCTTTAACTGCTGAGTTTACTGGGTGGGTTGATTTCAATGATAGAAATCATCTTAAATTTACCCATCTTGTTAATAACCATGTTGTTAGCGGATATTATGGCGATGGAGATAAGTTTGCTTGCGAAGAGTGTGCGTTTAGTGACAAAATAGATGATACTTGCAAAAATGAAGTGGAGGAAGTTAATCACATCCTTGAAAGTGTTTTCGACGAATTGTTTAATCTGTATGACCAATTTGTAGACACATTAGAAAATAATTTACATAATTTTTTTGAAAATGACTAAAGTAGGAATTTGTTTTGGGGGATATTGCCCAATGCACAGAGGACATCTTGACGCAATAATGAGGGCTAAAAAAGAAAATGATAAGTGTTATGTTATTGTTTGTGGTTATGATAACGAGGAACGAGCTGGAAATATTAATATGACCCTCAAAGAACGCACAGCTATTGTCCGAAAGATATTCGCTAATGATGAGATTATAACTGTTTTATCTATCAATGATACAGAACTTGGTATTGATGAATCAATGTGCGATAACAATTGGGTTGTGTGGCAAAAAAAGGTCAAAGAGTTGGTGGGTTTTGATAAATATGATTTATACACTAAATATACTTGGTATGTGGCAGAACCTTACTATAAGGAAATGCTTGAGAAGCATAACCTACTTAATGCACGTACAACTCTGATTGATAAGGTAGTGCCAGTTAGTGGAACTTACATTCGTCAGAATCCTATCAAGTATTGGAAGTACATCGTTAGAGAGTATCGCAATAACCTTTGCCATAATATCCTTATCACTGGTACTGCTTCTGAGGGTAAGACCACATTGGTACGTGATATTTCAACATATTTCGGTATTGAACATTCTGAGGAATATGGGCGTTATGATTTGCTTAACAAAGGTAAAATGGATACTGACCTTACAGCAGACGATTTCGTTGATTTCCTCGTAGGACAGAGCCTAGATATGCGTAAAAAGGTATTCAGCAATGATAATGGCGTGTTCATTTCTGATACGGATAACCTTGTTACACTAATGTACGCTCTTGCATATGCGGATGACCCAAATGTTCCTATTACGAAAGAGGAATATGAAAACAAGGTGTTACCAGTAGCAAAATCTCTTGAAAATCGTGTTAAATGGGATAAGATTTTCCTTTTGCCACCTATGAAGAAGTTTGTTGACGATGGCACTAGATATATGAAGCAAGCATCAATTGACGAGCGTATTGCCAATTTCAACAAACTCACGACTTTGCTGAAAGAGTTTGGGCTTTGGGATAAAGTTGAAATACTTGATGGAACTTTTTTACAGAACTTTGAACGTGTTAAAGGATATATAAACTCAGTATATGGGGAATAAAACATTTGTGTATAGTTTTTTAGGACTTGGGTTACTTTTGCAAATAATTACGTACATTGTAACTCAAGATTCCTTTCTTTCTCTTACAAGCGGACTATGCGGAATAATTTCTGTCGTTTTGTGTAGCCGAAAAAAAATGCTATTTTATTGGTTTGGGTTCGCTCAACTTTTCACATATGTGGCATTATGCCTTCAGCAGAAACTATATGGGGAAATTGCTGAAAATATGTTTTATTTGGTTACTATGCTGTATGGCATGTATCATTGGCATAAAAACTATGATAATGAAAAATTGGAAGTTAAAACTAGGGGTTTTAATTTAGAAACCAACCTTCATGTGCTATCATTCACAGTAATAGGAATAGTGCTACTATATATAACATTATCTCATACTGATGATACTCAACCTTTTATGGATGCAATTACTACTGTACCAGCCATAACTGCACAGATACTTATGATATTAAGGTATAAGGAGAGTTGGTTTTATTGGTTGATAATTGACATTGGCAGCATCATTATGTGGATAAACGCAAATGATTGGTGTATGGCTGCTCAGTTTGTATTTTGGAGTATTAATTGTATGTACGGATATTATAAATGGAATAAAAATGGTGAAATACAATGTTAATACTTGTGACCAGATATGTAATGAGTTACAAGTGCATTTCACTAAGAAATGCCCAAATAAATGCCCTTTCTGTGTTGACGCACTGAATAAAGGGCTTCATAGTAAAAATACGAAACCAGATGTGATGGCTATTTTCCAACGAATATCCGAGCATAAGAATGAAATTGATTCTGTTGGCATAAGTGGTGGAGAGCCGATGATTTATATGAACGAATTGTCGAAATTGGTTAGGCTTATTAAAAACAACACAGAATTAAAGGTATATATAATCACATCTTTACCTTATTCTGCATTTTATCATAAAGAGAAATTGTTTGAAATAATAGAGATTTGCGATGGAATAGCAATATCACCACAACATTATGATGAAACAATTGCAGATGAAATAAGGGGTCATAAATCGCTTTATGATAGGCAGAAGTTTTATGTTGAACTGCCTCATAAGGAAAAAATCACCATGAATATTAATATGGTGAAACCGTATCTTTGCACCAAAGATGAAATTTGTAAATGTATTAAACATTATAACGATATGGGGTTTAAGAATATTAAACTTGTAGAATTGTTTGATAGGGATGAAATGTATGTGTCTTTTGAAAAGACATTTGGCATTAAACTTAAATCGCCATTTTCTCATGGGTGCAAGACTGAGTTTGACATCACTCCTTGGATTCCTTCTTTTAACGGAAATTTTGTTCTGAAGCGAGTTTGTTTCTTGGTTAACAAAACTCTCCACGCAAGCCTTTCCGATACGTTTAAGGCTGCTACAAGGGCTTTATTTGCGAAGAAATACAGTTTTGGGGTTATCTATGAGGATGGAAGTTTACACCCTTATTGGATATGATTTGGAAATCAAAAATATTTTTTATATCTTTGCATAAAGTGTATGAAATATGAAGAAGATGTTTATATTGTCTGAGGAAGAGTTGTCTGAGATTGTAAAGTCAAAGGTGCAAAGTGTTGTTGACACATTGACAGCTTCAATAGTTAGGGATATTGCTAGAAAGAATAACCTTAATAAAATGGAGTTTTTTAAGGAAGAAAACATATCTTCCCCTTGGAGAGTTTCAAGTGCCCCATCATCTTGCGGTTGTGATGATGGATATGGCTGTGGAGGTTACTACACATGTGGCAGAAGCGGAGGCGGCTGTGGAGGTACTAGTAATAATGGAAGGTGTTAAACTGTTATGTGGTATTTTGCTTTTTATTTGATGCGAGAGTGGTTAAACTCTCGCATTTTTTTATTTATATATTTCCATAAAAAATTATATTTTATAATACTTATAGAGAAATAATTTTAATATGGCAAAAAGACAATATTTCGGTATTTCATATCCTTTTACATCTGATGGATTCCAAAATTTTTATTTAGATGTTAATTCTTCTGTTAAAGAGAAAATTAGGAGTCAGTTAATGCATATTGTGTTTACACCTAAAGGGCAGAGAATTAGAAACCCAGAATTTGGAACTGACCTTATTAAATTCATATTTGAACCTAATGACCAAACCACTTGGGAAGCTGTAAAGAATGAAGTAAGTGAGTCAGTTAAGAGGTGGGCTAGTAATATTAATATTAACAATATACAAATAGTTAAAAATGAAAACGATGAATCAGAAATATTTGTTAGGCTAGACTATAGTGTTTCTGAAGGAAATAAAGTAACAAATGACAGTATAGTAGTTCAAGTATAATATGGGTGGAAAAAAACAACTTACGACAGAAAAGTTTATAGAACGTTCAAACATAAAGCATAATTTTAAATACGACTACAGTAAATCATTTTATATAAAATCTAAAGAAAAAGTATGCATAATATGCCCCATTCATACGGTTGTCCATTTTGTAATGAAAGTAAGTTAGAAAAAGAAGTAGAAATGTTTTTAAATAAAAAACATATAATTTTTGAAAAACAAAAAAGATTTAATTGGTTAGGTAGGCAAAGTTTAGATTTTTATCTACCAAAATATAATATTGGTATAGAATGCCAAGGGGAGCAACATTACAAACCAGTTGATTTCGGAGGAAAGGGGATAAAATGGGCAACTGAACAGTTTAAATATACCATTAAAAAAGATAATATTAAAAAACGAAAATGTGAAAATAATGGAGTAAAACTTCTATACTACTCCAATTTTAATAAAAAAATAGTATTGTGAGCCAGAAACATATTAATTATTTAAGTAGAGATTTTGCTGATATAAAGGATGAATTGATTAAATTCAGTAATACGTACTATCCAGAGCTTGCTGATGATTTTAATGATTCTAGTGTTGGCGCATGGTTTATAGACCTTGTGGCTGCTGTTGGTGATGACCTTAGTTATCACACAGATAGAATGTATCAAGAGACAAACATTGATAGTGCGACTTTAAAAAGTAGTGTTTTAAACAAGGCTAGAGCAAATGGGTTGAAGATTCCAGGAAAGAAGTCTTCAATCTGTGAGGTTGAAATTAGTTGTGTACTCCCAACAAGTAGTGAGAGTATACATCTACCAGACTGGAATTATGCCCCAATTCTACAGAATACTAGTATAGTATCAGCAGGTGACTATAATTATCAACTTACCGAAGATGTTAATTTTGCCGAACAATTCAATAAAGATGGTTTTTCAAATAGAAAAATGACACCTGCAAGAGACGGTAATGGTAATATTACTGGTTATAATGTTTCTAAGTCAACCATCGTAATAAATGGCATCACAAAGATATATAAAAAAGTTATATATCCTACTGATTTAAAGCCATTTATGGAGGTAGTACTGCCTGAATCTAATGTTATGAATGTAGAATCAATCATCTTTAAGGAAACCACAGATTTTAATACTAATCCTAGTACATATGAATACTATATAGACGAAGAACAATATAGAATTGGAAGTGAATCTGTTATGACGTATCGTTTCTTTGAGTGTGATTCACTTGCAGACCAATGGAGATTTGGAACTGAGGCTAATATTGATAATTACGTTATCAATGACATGTATAACCCTCATTTATATGATGATTATTATGAAGTCGTTAAAGATGAAAGTGGTGAAATAAAAACTGCTAGAACTAGTCGTTATTATCGTGGAAAATGGAAGCCACTTACACAAAAATTCATTACAGAATTTACTGATAACGGTTATTTAAAGATTATATTTGGCGCTGGTAATACATATGCTGATGTTCCTAGTAAATATACTACATATGGCGAATACATCGCATCTAGACAAATCAATAATGACATGCTAGGTGTTATTCCAAAGGAAGGTTGGACTATGTATGTTCTATATAGAGTTGGTGGAGGTGTTTCAACAAACCTTGGTCCAGGTGCCATTAATAAAATCTCTCTAGCTAATATTGATTGGGGTGGAAACACTGGTAACACCGATGGTTCTTTGAGAGGTAAAGTTATAACTTCATTTGAGGTAACTAATTTATCAACTGCTGTAGCAGGTAAAGACGAGCCATCTACAGAAGAAATAAAGGCACTTATGAAATATAACATGGGCGCTCAAAATCGTGCTGTCACTGTTAAAGACTATAGAGTTAAACTAATGCAGATGCCGCCTAAATATGGCGCTCCATTTAGAAATACAGTTATTGAAGCCAATAACAAGATTGAAATGGATTTCTTGGGCATAAATGCTTTAGGACAGCTTGATTCTGCGCTTCCTCAGACGCTTGTAGAGAACGTCATAGAGTATATGTCCAACTACAAGCAAATAAACGATTACATTGAGATTAAAAGCGGTAGAATCTATAATATTGGATTAGGTATTGATGTTTTTGTTGATAAAAACTATAATCCAGCAAATGTAATTACCAATGTTATTAATGCTGTTATAGATTATTTTGATGTTAATAATCATGAAATGGGTGATGACATCTTTTTGGGTGATTTGGAAAAAGAAATAACATTACTTGATGGTGTTATTGGCTTAATTGACTTAAGAGTATATAAAATATGGAATGGCAGATATTCTCCAGATAAGTGTCCATTACCACCATTGGATTCAGAGCAGCCATTTAATAAGCCAGGTGGTTCTGAATCAGAACAGATTGATTTAATGGCAGTTGACAATGTATTATATGGGGATTATAATTCAATGTATGAGATTAAAAATCCTACATTTGATATTCAAGTTAAATGTAAATTAAGATAAAAATTAAATAGTGTTATGGGTTGTAATTGTAAGAAAAAAATGGTTTTGGATGAAGCCTATGGCGTGACTAGAAATGAAAATCTTTTACAAAAATCATATAACTACTTGTGGAAACTTATTATGTTTCCTATTATATTAGTTTTGGCATGTATAATAGTGCCAATATTAATATTTTCAATTGTATACCAAATGGTTTTCAAAAAGGAAATAAAAATTGTTCTACCTAAGTTCCTAGGAAAATATATGAAATAAACGATGGATAAAAGTTACAGAATACACACAAATATAGCAGAAGATACTCTGTTACATGTTAATATGAAACAAGACTTTGATTTTCTTGAGGTCTTGTCATTAAAGCTTAGACAGAAGGATGCTTATAGAATACACTCTTCCAACTATGGTGTTATAATTGGAAGGGTTCTTGCTAATGATGCGTTTGGTATTCCAAATGCAAAGCTTTCAA